CCGAACGAAGTTGTTTCCAAAACTTCGGCTTCGCGTGGGAATGAAATGGAATTACATGCGTCTGAGATATCTCTCAGTGTTCCGCCTGAATCATCAATCTTGAATACGGCGGTTTTACCGTGACGAAATGTTGGCATTTGTTATCTCCTTGAGAAAGCAACGCTGAGGGTGATTGACCCTGTTCCAGCGGTTGGGGTTACTAGGACTCTGACATAGCGGTTCACTGTGCCAGTTGTTGTTTTGCGCTCTGATGTCAGAGTTGTTGCTGAAACTGTTGCAAAAGTAATCAAATCCACCCAAGTTGAGTTATCAGTGGAATGCTGTACTTTCACTGTTACCGCTGTGCTTCGGGTGTTTGTGGTGACGTGCAGATTGGCGACGCTTCCTCCTGCCGAAGAAGCGGCGTTATCTACTGCCGTTCCGTTTGTGGTTGTTGTATAGGCGGTGTTGTATGTCAACCATACGCCATACTCCAAACCATCGTTTGCATTCGCGCCACCCGAAATGGCGACAACATCTGTAAGTGGGCTTGTTACTTCATAAGTGGTCTCAACTGCATCAAGCAGAATAGCCCTGCGACCGAACGCTCCACCGTCATTAGAAACTGTCATAACAGTATTTGTTGCATCTCCGAGAGCGTCAGAGAGAATCTTGTCAATACCATCTGCGGTAGCGCCAACCGTGACACCATTAGTAGTGCCATCAAATAATCCTTCAAAGGAAACTGTTCCCTCTGTGTGACCCGTGATGAAACTTCTATCCGAAGCAGAAAAGGTTGTTGTTTCAGGAGTCTCGACTGAATTTGACGCACTTACGGTAGTGAGATATTCACTGATGTTATATTGCTTTGCGAGAACTACTGTATTTTTACCATGGCGAAATGTAGGCATTATTTCTCCTCAACTGGACGTTCGTGAATTGTGCCATCTTGAACTAATCCATCTTTATCGCCATCCACGGCTTCAGGATTGAACTCAACAACCTCTTCTTTTACAGGTTCAGGAGTTGGTTCAGGAGTTGGCTCAACGGCAACAGTTTTCTTTGGCTTGTCTGCGTCCTCAATATATCCATCAGCGAGGAGCCACTTGACTGATTGAGCAGGTAAATCTGTAACGATATCGCCGACTTCGGCGCGTTTATCGGGTGGATAATCCAAACCCGTTAGGACTCGGTAGCGAGCCATTTGAAACCTCCATCTGTAACGGCACATGGATAGCCCAAGTAACCGTCAAGGTCACTAGGACACAGATAGAGACGCAAACTCGGGCGACTAGCGCACAGTGCGTTTATTGTATCGCATTACTAAATCGTCAAAAGGGCTTTCTTTTCAACTCTTGTCACTCTCGATAGTTTTGTTGAAAACTGACATTGGTATTCCTCAAGCCCCTTGATGGTGGCTTTGACCTTGACCGTCTCGCCAATTTCGGCATTGAAAGAGTATCCACTCTCGAACCACTTGAATCGATAATCTCCGCTTTCGAATGTCCATAGCGTTGATGAACCCCAGTCGCTTTCGATGACCTTTGAACTCAAGACCGTAACCTCAATCTCGACGCGCTTGCCAGTTTCGCCATATTGCTCGTTGCTATAAACCTTTGCCGTTTTCTTGATGAATTCTTGTTCTTCGGCTTTTTGCTTTGCGATGATTGCCGATACGAACAGCCCAACCGTCTTGTGGGTCTGATAGGTCAATGAAGCGGTAGCCCGCAGATTCTCAGCATAGGCACTCTCTCCTTGAAAATTCTGAGCGAACTCAATCAACTCTTTTGCCTTGGCTGACTGCTCTTCGGATGGATTACCCGTGATGCCATAAAAAGTACCAAAATTCGCTCTAAATTTTGTGTCAGTCAATAACTCCCAAACCGCCCTACTTGTGGAACCTTCGTAGCCGAACTGCTTGGCTGACTTATATCCTTCTTTCGCTACAACCGCTAGGGCGACAATCGCAACTGAACCTGTATCGACCCCATGAAATCTACCTAATCCTCTTGATTCTTCAAAGGAATCCCAAACAGGCAATAAGGATGGGGTGAACTCCCAACCTAGAAAATCCTTGACGCATGTGGAACCGACCTGCTTGATTTCGCCAGCCTCATTCTTCACAAAAATATATTTCTTGCGGGAGCGAGTAGTGCCACAGTGGGCGCAATATCCAACTTGAACTTGCGATGGCTTGATTTCTTCAGCCGAGCCGATGCCCCTCGTTAGAACCACGCCTTGCTCAATTTCGGCAACTGCTAGGAATTCCCAACCTGCGAACTTGACTGGTTCGCACTCAACTTCAATGACTTTGTATTGATACTGAATCCCGTCACTCGTCACAATTTCATCTGCGATACCGAGGACTTTGAAGCCACCCTCTAAACCTTTGGACTTGCCACGGCTGGCAATCTTTTGAAATTTGGCAAGCGTAACCTCGGTTTCTTCTTGAGAAACTCTGAAAGTTCTGACCTCAGCCATCTCGTCCCCCTTTCGGACATCCAAAGTATATCCAATCGGGGTTAGGAAATCAAGCCTCTCTGCGTAGGCGTTCCTCTTGAATCATGGCTAGGGTCAGGAAATAACCAATTCCATCGACGACTGTATCGGGCTTGGTCTGATTGATTTCACGAGCAACCTTCATACCGACCATGCAGAGGGCAACCTGCTCGGCAGAAACGTCACAGCCGAGGATTACAGACCATATCTGCGCCGCCCTAGTAAAGTTATCAAGAGGGTGTCCATAAGCCTTCTGACGGTCTCCTGAGACCAATTCAGCGGCATACGAGGCGATATCCCGTGGGTCATTCATAAAACTTGGATGTCGCTCACTCCCTTGCTCGTCACAAGGAATGTCAGAACTCCCACATCCGCAATCTCCCCCGTTGACTGTCTCCACCATACGCTTCCCCCGTCGAGGGCTGGTGCTTGAAGCCATTTGACGCCTCCCCAATCTGCTAGTTTGAAAGTGTGATAATGCCCTGTAACTAAAATATCGCAATCGCCGATAGTTTGGCGACCTAGAGTTTGGTCTGCAATCCATCTACGAAGTTTCGCCTCAACTCCACCTGATGACCTTGCAAGGTGTCCGTGGGTGATACCGATTATCTTGCCTTTGACCTCGAGGGTAAGGCTCAACTCATCCTTTGGAATTGCAAAGTGAATATGACTGTAGGCGTCAGGATTGGCTTGAAAGATTTCAGCGATTGACTCAACTAGAGCCACATCGTCATTATCGTTGAGAGTGGTAAAGGCTTTGCCATTCTTGCGATTCTCTCCATGATTACCGCCAACTGCGGCAACGGTGATACTAGGGACAATCTTTGACCAACGGATTAGAGCATCACGAAGTAAGCGGCGAGCGACCTTTACTTGGTCTCGTCTATCCAACTCAACTGTAAAGGTTTGGATATCGTAGTGACCATCGCATCCTTCAACTAAATCTCCTAGGCATAGGACGGTGATTGAATCAACTGCTCGACCAATCTTTCTCAACTCTTTGAGACGTATCTCAACATCTTCAATCGCTTGAAGCCATCTGCCGACTAGACCCTTGAGTCCATCGCCATCTCTTTTGCCAGTCTGCCAATCTGCAACGCAGACAACAAGGCTGGCATCGCCAGTGAACTCTTTACGCTGAAAAGGCTTGTGCTTTTTGATATCACGAATCATTTGTTCTACATCTTCATGATTCTGTTTGCCCTTACGGACAACTTTGCCTTTCCATTGGCGATTGAGAACTCCTTGAGTGTCTCCCCAAACATTGAATAGAACTGGTTCGACTACTGTGAAACTATCAGGGTCTAATCCCCATATTCGTAGAACACCTGACCAGTCAGGACTATTAGAACCCTCCATCGGACCTGTAGTGATAGTTCCTTCATCACCTGTCCAAGTAACGCCGGGTTGCCAATCGGCTTTGCGTTCCCTTGATTCAGTCTTTGCAACTGAATTCATCTCTGAAGTCTTGAGAAGATTATCTAAAGCATCATCGAGATTCACGGTAGCACATGCACCCATCTCGACCTTGAAGTCTACGACGGTGGCGACGCAGAACATCTGTGGAAGATATCTTTAGTCCATATTTATTGAGTAAATCTGCTAAACGAGTTGATTGAACATTCTCGTTTTTCATTACTTCTTCAAGTTTTTCCTTGACTGTGGGGTCGAGTTCATCCATGAAATTACCGATAGAACACCCACCTTGGAAACGACCTTTTCCAATAAGTAAATCCAAGTCTTTGAAGAATTCTTCATGCTTTATTTTTAGACTTGCATCTTGGACATCTGATACTCCAAGGTCGTGTGGCTGACTCAAAGAGAAGTCTGTCGCATTTCCAGCATCTTTGGAATTCATCGGTTTTTGCGTTTCTGCCATAAGGGTCTGCTACTCTCTCGGACGAAGAAGGGGACTCCGTTTCCGCTTTGCGTTCAAGCCCTTTCCCATAGGGGCTTGGCATCGTGGATTCTGTCATTATGCACCGACAAAGCAATCGACATTGAAGATAACCTGTGGTCTCTCCAATTCGTCGACTCCTAACGGATTGACTGAACCCATTGATGTGACGCGAAGAATACCAATACCTGAAAGGGTAGTGTTGGATATCCCTGCAATTAGAGTTCGGAGTGTCACGGCTTTATCTCGAGCAGTGACGTAATCCTCGCGAGAGGCACGAACCATAACTTGCAGACTCGGACGTTCGATAACAAACCCTGCACTGCCGAAAGTTTCAATCGGTGGTAATCCTTCGTACTCGAAAATTGCTACGCAATAATCGGGTGACTCAGGCATCTTTGATAGGAAAAGATTTGTTCCGATAGTCAGGTCTGCGGAGTTAGTATCAATATACGTTCCAACTGATTCTAGGATGGTTGGCATCAAATCTGTCCTATCGCTCGTTTGATAAATACCGCTAATCGCCCTGACATGCCTTTGGCTCTACGCTTTACAGGCGTTTCAAGGTACTTAGCGCGGGTCGGAGGTTTGTGATAAACCTTCTTGCCGCTTGGGGCGTAAATTCTCTCATGGACAAAGAATGCGTAACTTGTAGCAGGACCACCATAGGCAATCGTTATCTCAACGCTATCCTCATCCATCTTTGGGCTGGTTATGTGACCGCTTGATTTCAAGATACCTGTATCAACTGGCACAAGGGTCTGTGATTCATTGAAAGCCATCTGCGCCTCAAGATATAGACCCTGTGCGATAGCAGTCAAAGCCTTATCCCCTGCTTGGTCGACAATCTTTTGCAATCTGTCTAAGCCCTTGATTTCAATAGGCTCCATTAGGCACGTCCGAAAAATATCACCGCATGATGGGGAGCCGTGACTCCATTGGCACTGTAGTTTTTCTTGTCTACACGAGTGATAATGCCCTTTTGACCCGAACCCGTATTCAACGTATCGCCGATAGTTATTGTCGGGTCTCCAAGGATAATAAGACGACCCTCTTCAAGAGTTGTTCGGTTTTGGTCAGTTGTTGTCTTGACGATATCCGCGATGATTCGACAAGCGTAACTTGTGCCTGTTGCAGACACAGAACGCTTGCCATAATTATCAAGAGTCGTCGCTGGATAGATAGTGACTGAATCAGTCATGTCGGCAGTCCAGTGTCCCGGTGAACCTTTTACATAGGTCATTTGAACTCCTAGATACTGTTGTTATCCATCAAGCCTGTGTAGAAGTCAGACTTGTATGCGGTGACTGTTTTCTCCTGTGTAGGCAAGATTGATTGAGGATTTATCTTTGGAGTCGGCGGATAAAGTTGCGCTCTCTGTTTTCTAAGTTTTTCGGCGAGCATTCTGAACTCGGAGGCAGATTGACCATAGGATTCGGAGATACTCAGGTCGCCTACACTTCGTGAATAGTTTGTCTTGTGGGCATATTGACCCGCAATCAACTCAGCACCAGCGATAGCCGCGTCATAGACATTGTTGTTCCATATACTGAGAAGATAAGTAATTTCCTCATCAGTCAAGTTAGCGTCGGTTGAGACGGTATCCTGTAGAAGAAAACGGACCTTATCGCGGTTGCCCGAACTTGGGTCAATGTATGTGAATGTCATGCTACCAACCTAACTAGAGTGTATCCGAGTAACCTAAGTCTAAGGGATGCGTTTGCGGCGCTATGAGCGAAGGTAACTACAAGGTTTTTAGAGGTAGATAAATCCTCAGTAGCCGTTCCATACACCTGCGTCATCACTTGACCCATAGTGGGGGCGAATTGGCTCGCAGTAGCACCTGCGGTAGTAACTGCCAATCCGCCAAAGGCTAATTGACTATTTGTTCTATTGATGGTGACAGTTGCCGCGTTTGCACTTGATTCAGTGAATGTTCCTCTTTGACGCAGTGAAGTGATAGCAGTTTCAAAGTCAGCGTCAAAGGCTACTGTGCCACCGATACCGTTGAGAATCTGAGCGCGATAGAACTTACCCTTTGAAAGTGATGAAGTACCTGTAAATTGACCGCCAATTCCAACTTCAGCT